TGATGCAAACGATGATGCAAACGATGATGCAAACGATGATGCAAACGATGATGCAAACGATGATGCAAGTGATGCAAATAATTAACTATTATCTTAGCCAATATTATAGTAAACTTAAGTTTAATATTATTTTCTGAAACATACAATGATTTTTGTTTTATATAAATAGATATATTAAAATTAATATATTTATTTGTTTATTAGATTTTCCTTCATATACTTCGGAGTATAACCATAAACTTACGCTAAAAACTTCAGTTTACTACATATATTTTCTTTAACTAATCACTATGGTAATAATCTTTAGTCCAATAGCATCTTTCTGGATATAAAGGAATATAATTTTTACATGATTTCATAAATTTATATTTTTCATCATCCCATTCTTCTTCAACCTTTCTTGATTCTTCTAAAGTTATTGTTTTTTTTAAAAAATCTATACCTATATATATTACATCTATATCTAAATTCTTTGCTATTCTCCAATATCCACTTTTAATAGTATCTGTACATTTTCGTGTTCCTTCAGGCGCTATATATAATATATAATTCGTTTTATTTTTTAATTCATTACATATTGTTTCAGTTAAACCGTTTTTATTATTATTTTCAACACTTATTAATTTTATTTTTTTATCTAAAAAACTTATTATTGGATTACATACTAATTCAAAATCTTTTTTCATCAATATATATGTATCATATTTAGAGTTTAAATACGCATAATAAAAAATAACTCCTATAAAAAAATCATAAATTGAAGTATGACTACTTATTATTATTATTTTAGATGGTAATGATTCAATATCAAAATATTCAACTTTATAATCTAAAAACAATAATATTTTAGTAAAAATGTAACTTATTGTAACTTTATTAAATAAATAAAAACCTGCAATAAAACTAAATGATATAAAAAAATAGTAGAGTAAAGACATTATTATAAATAGTTTATATTAAAAATCTTTATATCAAATTTGTTTTATTTCTATGTAAGTGATTTAATTTTATTATATAATTTATTATATATATTTATAACTGCTTCATTATTATTTTGTTTAGGAGTTCTTTCTTTTATTTCAAATAAACTATAATCTAATTTTTCTTTAAAAAATTATTAATAATATCTTTTTTATTATTAATATCGTTAAAATCTAAAAATAATATTGGAATTTTTAGATTATTTCTTTTATTATACCAATTATCAAATTGGTATTCAATACCAAATATATCTTTATTATATTTAATAACAGTTTCATTATAAATATCAATAGTATTTATTTCTTTAAAATTTAATTTGAAGGGATTTCCAAGTTTATTAGTTTGTGCCTTAAACCATTTTCTTTCATAATGTGATTGTATTGAATCATATGGATTATTATATAAAAATATACATTTCTTTATTTTTACATTTTTGTAGTTTATTTGGATGACACATATGTTTTAATCTATCTCTATCACATACGTTATTTATTTTTAAATTATTATTGGCTAAAAATTGCATAAAATAAGATTGACCATTTCCACCTGCTCCAACAACTAGAACATCCAATATCATTATATAAATTAATGTAATATTAAAAATAATATTATAAAATAACTGTATTTTCCTTTGTAAACTCCGGAAAATAGCGATGAACCTTCATTTCATTCCGATTCTTTTCTGTAAACTTATTGTCATTTTTTTTGCTAATCATGTGTATAAAAATATAGATTTTCTTACTTATTAACAATTAATTTTCTATTTATTTTATTATAATTTTGTTCTAACATCTCATCATAATCTCTTTGTTTTTGAATTCTCAATTTATCATCTTCCATACGTTTTCTTTCCATATATTCTTGGCGCTGTCTATCTTCAGGACTTAATGTATAAGATAATTTAGAACGATCGCTTTCTAATTGATCTATTGATTTATATGTTTTATATTTTACCTTATTTACATCAATTAACATTGTTTCATCAACATGTGCTTTTTTATAATCAGTATATGATAATGTATTACTATTTACTGCTCCAAAATCATCAATTTCATCTATTCCAAGAAATGATTGATTTAAATTACCTAATGATGTATCAAGAGCATCTGGTTCCTGATATTGTATTATATCTGTATTATTTTTATTGTTATTTTTAAGTTTTTCAAAATGAGCATTAAATACATCTTTATTAAAGCTTTTTCCAAAAACTTTTTCATTATTATTATTTTTAATATCTTGTTGCATTAAATCAGAATAACCTTTATCAAATGTTGAAGGAACTTTGTAATCTTCAAATATTTTATTAAAATGATTTATATCAAATTTATCCTTACTAATATATATATTTTCAGCCTTTTCATTTATATTATCCTCATAATCTACATTTTCAACTTTTTTATTAATTTTTATTTCAGTTTGATTATATTGTTCTGCTTTATCAAGCAAATAAATATATGATTGTGTAATTAATTGAAACTTATTTTCATATTTATTACCTGCTCTATCAGGATGATATTTTAATGCATTTTTTTTATATGCTTTTTTAATATTGTTTATATCATAATCTTTATATTTTAAACCCAATATTTCCCATGGATTATACTTTAACTCAAAATTTTTAATTTGATTGTCTAAATAATTTTTCTTTTCAGCTTCATCTTGTTCAAATTTACTTCTTCTATTTTTCTCTATTTTATCAAAATCTTCTCTTTCATCATTTAAATTTTTTTTATATTTATTTACTTCATCATTAAAATTATATGGTGTAAATTCTATGTTACCAAAATTCTTTTTTGGAATATCTAATTCATTATTTGAATTTGATGGATAATCGAATATTACTGATTTTTGTCTTTGATTATTATATACATCTGATAAAATATTTCTTTCTATTATTGCATTATTTTTATCTTCCTTAGGATGATAGCTATGAATATTTATTTCATTATTGTAATTCAAATCATTTTTTTCATATAATATTGTTGATCGCTTATTATTTTCTGTATTTTCCTTCGTAAACTCTGGAGTATTGCGATGAACCTTCATTGTATTCCGGTTCTTTTCTGAATAAGATATTGGAAAAGATTTGTTTATTGTCATATTTTTGTTACTTTTTTCTTTAACTATTTCTGTATTTTTCTTTGAGTATTGAGATGAATCTATATTGAAATTAATATTTTTTTCTGTACTATTTTTTTTTCTTACTATATATTTTTCACTTGGTAATGATTCTTGATTACCCATAATAATTTATAATAATATAAAAAAAAATATATATACAAACGATTTTTATTGTTGTTTAATCATATTATAATGAGAAACTTAGGTTATCAGTAAATAAAATTCTTTTCAGAAAATAGTTCTTTATATTTTCTTCAACATTCGTTTCAGAAAATAGAATGATTTTTTTAAGTTTAACATATAATACATGAAACTATTAGTGTACATGAACATAATGAAACATTTACATTATTTCCTTGTGTATTAGGTTCAATATCAGTTTTAACATTATTATTTGACAAATTACCATCTATTTCATTTTCATCTTCTTTTTTTTCTAAACTATTTTCATTCATTTACTATATTATTTCTATTTTTAATTTATCAAAAATATTTTCAAATGATGTAAATATCCATAATTTTAATTCCAATCTTTGATATAATTTGTAAATATAAGTTTTTTCATCTAATGTATAATCAATAATATTTTCTAATAAATTATTTATTTTAACTATATTTTTAAATCTATATGGTATTATTATGATTTTTTCTTCTAAATTATAATCCGGTATATATACTTTTATTCTATATAAATTAATATCAACAATATATCCATATGTTATAATATTTTCTTTTAATTCTTTACTATTATATAAAAACTCTAATCTTTTTACATTTCTATCAAATCTTCTAGAATTTTTTGTAAAAATATTTATATTTTCAATATATTTTTCTAATATATTTTTATCTTCTATTAAATTTTTATCTTCTATAATAAGACCATGTATAAATAAATCAATTGCTCTTCTTATAGGTGATGTAAAATGTGTATAATAATCATTACCTAATTTTGCATGTCTTTGATTTTTATTTGCATCATATATTTCATATAATGCACTATTTTCTTTTTTTAATTTTAAATAATCAGTTAATTCATGAGTATGAGATTGATCATGAATATGATTATACAAATCATTTTTTCTAATAATTAAATTTGATATATTTTTATTAATCAAATATTTAGCAATGTATTTATTTGAAAAAATCATCCATTGTTCAACTAATATATGAGAATCGAAATTTTCATCATAATTAAAAAAAGTTTTTGAAAATTGAACAAAATCATTTAAATTATTATTTTTCCTAAATATTTTATCAAAAGTATTATAATCATAATTTTTTATATTTTTAATTATTGTTTTTTTAACATCAATATTTAATATATTAATATCTTTAAAAATAATTATTATTGATATAGCATGTCTTTTTTCATTTTCAATTAAAGATATAATATTATCTGCATAAATATTAGGTAACATATTATATTTTCTATCCGGAAGATATATTGTTGATACTCTATTCAATATTGTTAAAATATCATCTTTAAAAAAATCATATGGTGATGCAATATGTATTCCAAATTCATAATGTTTTTGTGTTTTATCTAATATTTTAAAATGAAATGCATCATCAATATCTTTTGAATTTAATGGATCTATTGAAAATACTTCATAATCAAATGTTTTTAGATTATTTAATAAATCATTATCTTTTTTTATTCTTTCTTTAGAAACTTTTAAAACATTATTTCTAATATTATAATAATATCTTAAATGTTCATATTCAACATCTTTATTACCTATTTCACCAATAACTTCTATTAACATTCCATGTGGTAATTTATTAACAGTATCCCATTTTGTAAAATTAATTACTGTATAAATATTAATATTTTTATTATTTATATTCTTATAAGGTACATAAAAATTTGGATAACTCTTATTTGACGGTTTAAATAAATATAATAATTTATCTTTTATTGTTCCATATTTTATTTTAGAATTTATACATAATATTCCTATAATATTTACTATTTCTCTTTTTTTAATACCTACTACTAGATTATCTTTTACATAAACTTCGTCATTAATTATACCTCTATTATTAATAACTTCATTATCATTTACATAAAATATATCATCAATTAATAATAACTTACCACTTTTTATTTCTCTATTTTCAATAATTTCTAATTCATTTAAAAAATTATTATGATAATCCATATTGTTTTTTTAATAATATCATTTTAATATTATTAAAATTTTAAAAAATATAAAAATCATTTTTTTTATATATTAATAAATTATTTAGACTTTTTTTTTCTATGTTCAATTGTTGAAACTTCAGGTGCTTCAGATTTTTCTTGCTTTTCCTTTTTTCCTTTAAAAAAAAATTCTGCACAATCTGCTAAACGTGTTATATCCTTTCTTATTAAACGAAGATTTTCTAATGATTTATTAATACCAATTAATTCAGTATGTAATAAACTAATATATTCTAAAATATTATTACCATCATCATCTTCAAATAATGTACAAACACCTCGATATATTTCATTTTGAGATAAATCTATAGGAATTCTTTCTTCTTGTTCTTCTTCATTGCTTAATGAAGCTTCATCACCAGATGCTTCAGATTCATTATCACTTGATTGTATGTCAGTATCTTCCTTTTCTTCTTTTTTAGTTGGCATTATATAATAAATATTGTATTATCTTTTTAAGTATAAAAATTAAAAAAATTAATAAAATTAAATAAAATTTATATTTTATAAATGCATTTAATATATAATTGTAAATATAATTTATATTAAATATTATTTTTTTATCTTGAAAATCAATTTCATTATTTATATTATTTAGTAAATTATATATAAAATTTTCAGTTTCTATTGAAAAGTTTAATATATTATTTTTTTTAATTATTGTTAAATATATATTCTTTTTCATTATAAATATACAATGAATTTATCGAAGGATTTATCCGTAGATAAATAACTATTTTCCGGAGTTTACGAAAGAAAATATAACAAATTATTTGTTGATAAAGAACTATTTTATGAAGGAAAATACAGAAAAGAATCTTTCATCGCTATTTTACGAAGGAAAATACAGAAAAGAATCTTTCATCGCTATTTTACGAAGGAAAATACAGAAAAGAATCTTTCATCGCTATTTTACGAAGGAAAATACAGAAAAGAATCTTTCATCGCTATTTTA